TTCTTAGGCACGGTCACAACTTTGCTCCCAAAATGGAACTTAAATGAATTAAGGTTCCAATTCGGGTAAGCGGTTGCGAAAAGGCCGCCTACAAAGTCATGAAGTGGTCGCGTTATTCCGTTTTCTAAACGGAACTTGTTGGTTGACGAGGTATCACCCTTTACATTTAAGGTGACCCCCGGGCCCCAATTGGCGGAATCAAAGAACTCATCAGCAGTAAAATCAGTCAGGATCGACTGGACGGTTTGGAAAGCTGCACGATGCAGCCACTCAAACCTCTCATGTTTTTTATGAGATGTCCGGAAGTCATCTGAATTGATTATACCACACTTATTTTCGCATTCTAGGAACTTATCGAGGGCCACACGCTTTTTGTCAACAGAAGTTGATAAAAAGTTGGCTTTAGATAAGAACTCAGTTGCTAGATAAGCGTCTCGAAAGGACTCTCCATCATTATAATCTGATGGATTGGTCGATAACTCAATTAACTGGTCATGTTCATTTTTACTGAACAAAAGCCAGATAGTTAAAGACCGAGGACAATCGAGAGCTGATAAGTAAGATTCTACCAACGACATTGTCGTCTGGTTTACGGCTAACATCGTACACCTCTTTTTAATCTATCGATTAAAAAACGGGTTATTAGCCCGTGTCATGGTCCGCTCTCACAGGGGTCCATCAAAAGACCCGAAAATCGGGTCTAATAGATAGACTCTAGCGAGTTCGCGGCCGCGATGACACTTGCATCCGCCAGAAAATTCTGGCAAAACGCAAGTAAGTCAGCGCGTTGAGAATCCGTCATCCTTTTTGGGATAACGAACTCTACGTTCGCGATGCCTTCTCCAACTTTTAGAGAAGAATCGGTCTCGTCCATGATTGGTATTACGACTTTCGCCGTTACCCTCGCGACTGCACCACCGGTCTTTGGGAGTTTCACACCTAGTGATATCTGGCGACGGGAATCGAATCCCGCACTGCCTTCGTCAAAAAGATGTGCTACGCCGTTTGGATCGATGTTGCTGGGCACGAAATCGACAGCAGCCGGTGTAGACTGACCGTCGTCTATGGTGATGGTAGCAAAAGCTGTCATCATTTACCTCGGGATAAGACTTGGGTTATGAGAGCTAACGCATTAGCCAGGTGACCAGTAGAGATTGGGTTCTTAAAGGTTGGTTTTGGCATTGCTGGTAATTCGGGAATCACTTCCCGTTTTAACAGAAAGCTTACAACCGACCAATTATAACTCAAATCCGGACCGGAGACTGACGAAGACGAAAGACTCTCAATGGGACCATCGAATGATAATTCGTCAGAGACGATAATCGTCCGATGGAGCTGTTTTAACGTGTAATGGTCGAAAGCACCTAACGCATTTAGCCATGGACCGATTGGTAAAAACCAGTCCACGACGAATGAGAAAGGTACTAACTCCCATGCCACGTTGGCAGGGTTTGTCAAACCATACCTAGCGAGCAAATCAACTAGATCACCATCAACACCAAAAATACATTTGTACTTTACGGTGATAACGGTATGTCGAGTGATGGTTCCACCCATAAATGGGAAAGAATCATCATAGACTCTAGTTGTTCGACCTGTAGCTTCTCTTTTAAATGTATCATCGATATGACTAGATACATCTTTAATCATACCAGTGATATCATCTATTAAAGGA